TCAGCGGTTAATCCATTACTGAACTCCCCATCGACTTCCGTAATCTCTCCATCGATGTCGCAGATTTCATCATCCGGATCTGAGGCTACCCATTGAATTTGCTCAACTCCGAGAGCCGCATAGGAATCAACGGCGGCGCGATTAGCGGCACGAGATCCTTCCGTTAAGGCGATCATCAAGGAGCGTTCAGGCGTAGATAGGGAATCCTCAATCATTGAGGCAAGTTTTGATGGGCTGGCACCAATAGCGAAACCATCGGCTAACTTAGATCCAAGCAAGTCGTAACTGCTTTTTTTCATATCTAGCGACTGAATCTTTGTGCCATTGAGTAACTTTTCTAATCCACCCGGCGGGCGAACGAGTGCTTCGGCGGCTTTATTGCCCGGCACCCAAGTGTCCCAGTTCACGGCATTTTCCAGCACCGCAGTTGCCCACGATACTGAATCCCAGTTATGAACCGGCTTTTTCTCAGCCTTACGCGAGCGCAGAGCCTTGCCGTAGGCATCATAAGTTGAAGCGATACCGGTTACATACATATCGGCATAGTGTTGCTTTAGAGCGGCTTCTAAGGCCGTATGGTCCAGCGTTACATTGTGTATTGCCCACGCTCTAGCCCTAGCACGATCCTGAGAGATAAACTCAGATACTTCGGGGTGTGTGTGAAGGTAATCCAAGATTACTTTCTTCGCATCGACACTCTGTTTTAGGGCGGCTCGAATCTTTACTGCCGCCCCTTGAGCGATGCGCCCATCGACTTGATGAACGCCGAGCATCAGGTCAGATACGCCTTGGCGAGAGATCGGGCGGTTTCCATATCCCCATCAAAGGCGCAACGATTCAGAGCCTCAGCCACGATCGGATCTAGTGACTTAAAGGTGAAATCTCTGCGATTTGCTCCACCCTTTTTAGCCCACTTGAGGAACGCCTTGACCTCTGCGCTCGCTTCCTTAGCCATATCCGGAGTGCCAAGCCATACAGGGGCTTGATCCATTCCTAGTAGCCACATCGCCATCAAGCGGTGGTGTCCGTCAATGATGATGTTCTTCTCGCCATCGTTATAGACAAGCGGATAGCCACGATACGGAGTTAGGGCTTGACCCATAGACTCAATATGATCGGCAACATTCTCGCGGTTCAGTCCGGTGTTTGTTCCGTACAGTTCCTTGATATTGATAAGGGTGAGTTTGGCTTTAGTCCATACATCGGGATCGACAATGTAGTTGCCTTCGACAGTTTCCACAATCGGCCACGGACTTTCAACCGAGTTGGATAATTCCTTGGGGCTATCAGATACCGGATGCTCTGCGGCTTCATTAGGCAGGATCATCAAGCGAGAGAGTGCATCCTTGACCTCAGCCTTAGATGGTACGCCAGCCTTCTCGAAATCAGGTGCTTCGTAGTTCTGTACATTTTCTGTTGGATTCTGTACAGATTCAGTTGGGGCGGTTGGCTTCTCCGGAGCGACCTCAGTCGGAGCCATTGGATCAACTTCTGCATCGACTTCATTTAATCCAGCACCCGGAGCGGCGGCGTTCACAATGCCCTCAGGCGTAAAGAGATAGACACCATTACCGGCAACGAGGATTGGCTGATCAGCCGCAGGGGTATCTAAGAGCGGAAGTCCAAGTTCAGAGCGGCGCTCGTTCATTGTCTTTGTTCCACCACGAAGTTCGAGATCAGACTTCTTTGCCATCTCTTCGTTGTCGCGGATCTCTCCGACCATAAACTTGAACTCAAGTTCGCGTGGCATACCGAGGTATGTATAAGAAATGTTGGTCAGCATCTTGCCAATCCATTGAACAAGCGGAGCGACACCAATAGATTGAGCGGCTTCGGCTTCGCCTTCTTGGTGACCGCTTGCTCCCAGTCCACCCTTAGCGGAGAAACCAATTTCAGTTGGAAGTACGCCAAAGTGTCCAGTAATAGAAGTGATCAAGTAATCATCGAGGTTCGACTTAAACTTTTCTCCGTAGCCTTCATAGAATTGAGGCTTGAGTCCAGCCGGCAAGATAAGAGCGCGCTTGCGTTGCTCAGTCTGCCCAGCGAGGTTGTCGTTAATGATATTTTCGTATTGCTTCATAACCAACGGATCGTTACCGAAGTCTGCATCCGAGGTAAGCATCATCTCAGGGCTAACGCCATCGGTATATTCAGCACGAAGCCATTGCTGACGGCGAAGGTAAAGATCGGCTATTGGTAAGCAACGCTCAACTGGTGAAGATCCATAAACGGAGTTGGCTCGGCGGTTACGGATAAAGTAAGAAAGATCGTCCGAAGTGAACTCACCATCGGCATTTGCATCATCCGAGTTGGCTTGGAATTCTGAACGAGGGAAGCCATACAGAATCTGTTGGTAAGCGGCTTGTGGTGGCATTGGGCGCATACCGCGATCATCAAGGAGTGGCTTGATAGTAGATCCATCTAGGATTTGGAAGCCGTAAAGATCCCCGCCTACCGTCTTTTGTGGCCATATTGCCCACGCATCAAGTACGAGGATCTCTTCTAGCGACATCATCATCCAGTCGATGAAAGTTAATCCATTAGCACGATCCGGATTTTCCCAAAAAGTACGAAGGCGATAAATCTCATCTGAGAACTTAGAACGAGCCTGACTCATAGCACGAGTGTGATCTCCACCGATCTCGGCAATAATCTTTTCGCTTGCATCTTCGGCGATAGTGATATCCCAGTCGAGTCCGGAAATCTTAGACTTAAGAACTTCGATGCAACGACGAACAATGTCGATCTGCTCAGCGGCTCCGCGTAGTGTGTCAAAGGGAACTAGTTTTTGAGCAGTTCCAATGTTAATGTTTTGAGCGACCTGATATTCGTAACGGCGAGGATCGGCTCGACCATCATCACGAAGTGGGTTAATCGCACCCGGCAGGATTGGAGAACCCGGACCGAATGGAACTCCAGCCATACGAGGATCTCTAGCGAGTGGAGTCTGTGCGCCATAAGTAGCGTTTTGATTCGCATCCCTCATCTGTTGTTCGGTCATTACGACCGCGCCAGCGGGAAGGTTACTTGGAGCCTTCTCAATTTGTTGTGCTACTGCTTTTGCAAGACGGTCAATCAGACCCATAATGTCCCCTTAGTTATGCCCCTTGTAAATCAGGCTGGTGTAATGATAGCGGTATTACAACGCGGGCAAAACTTAGTGCCTTTGATAAGAGGCAGTCTGCAACTAGGGCAGAAATCAGCGAGAGCCGCTAATGATCTCAGGGCATTAGATCCACCCATTAAGTCAGACACCGCCCACACCATCGCATCCATACGATCGGGAGATTTATCGGAGTCCGGTTCCCAAGTAACGAGTTGATCTTCTAACTGGGAGAAGTTGTTCCCCACCATATGAAGGCGCAACTGCTCTGATAACGCAGAGATAGGTTCGGCTCGAACTCTCTTACCTCTAGTAGCGGTTACCTTTCGATAAGGGATAGTCGGATCAACCTGACGAAGGAGCGACTCGATCATATCTCCGCCATTGTTAGCCTCACCGATCACTCGATCACATTTATGCTTTCGATACATCTCGACGGCTTTACGCGCCCAGTTTTCAGGCGTTCCCCTCATAGTGGCATCTTCGAGAATGTAATAATGCCCATCCGGAGTTGCCCCAGCGACCACGATTCCAGTTTCGTCAGATCCTTCGCCACTTGTAACGGCAGGGTCGATAGCGACTACGACTCTGAAATAAGGCGGAGCATCTTCCGGCTTAATACGAGCATCCTCAATCATCTGTCGAGTCCATAGAGCCGAATCTGACTCGTTTAGGATTTCGCCATATAACTCTTGGCGACCCATTCTCGTACCCGCATAGCGAGCCTGTAACTCGATTAAGGCTTGAGGTGCAAGGTTGTCGGCGTTATCAAAGGTTGAGCCTCTAGCGATCTTGACTGTGCCATCGGTTCGATTAGCAAGGTTACGGATCAGAGCGACAGGGCGAGGCGTAGTCGTAACGATAGTTCGAGGATGATCGCCTAATCTCAGCCCGAACTGTAATTGATCCCAAGTATCGGCATAACGCCAAGCGGCTAACTCGTCACACCACGCTCCGTGATGTTGCGGTCCACGAAGGCGATCCGGTTCATCGGCAGAAAAGAGTTTGATCCTAGATCCATTAGTAAGAACGATCGAACCTTGAGAGCGGTTGTAATCATCTATCGAGCCGTAGGAGTTCAGGATATTAACGATTCCGGATTCGCCCTCAGCGCATACATCTCTCACATCGCCGAAGGTTGGAGCCACAATAGCCCAGCGAGTATTAGGGCGAGTCGTTGCTTCCCACGCTAGCCACTCAGCGGCGGTACGAGTCTTGCCAGCACCACGACCTGCTAAATAAAGGTAGATGCTCCAATCTTCATCGCTATCCGGTAACTGCTCCGGTCTCGCCAAGTCCATCTCCCACGCGATTCTCCGATTCTCGAACCTCTCGGATAGTCTGGATAATCTCTCGTGTTCTTTGTCGTAGAAGGTTTCCATCGTAGTTTGTAACCTCAACTTCCGTTTTGACTGGCATATCTAGCCCATAGAGTTTTGCATCTCGTTCTAAGATTCTAAGCATCATCGCAATCGCCTTGAGATCACCCTTGAGGACTCTATCCCATATAGCAGTTAAGGCAGTTTCCAGCCTAAGCCTATGCAATTCTCTACCCTCAGCGGCTAGGGCGTTATCTTTAGTTCGCTCTACGGCTCTCTTAAAGGCGGCTCTAGCACTCGACTCGTTGGCGTAGCCTAACTTTTCAGCGATAGCATCAAAGGTCAATCCACCCTTGCGATACTTGAGAACCTGCATTTCTTTCTCGAATAAAGCCGCATCAAGTTTAATTACATTCGTATTGTCTTCACTCATAGTCGCATTACGATATCACTTTAAGATTACGATGCCTACTGCTAATGATCTTAGGTACTGCGTTATCCCACTTGATCGAGTGATGGAATCTCCGGTTAGTCTGCCCCATCGTTCTTACCGATACGCAAGATGGAGCCATCATTACTGTGTAAAAGGATTTTACATATGTGCCGGAGTCTAGGTAAATCTCAGTAAGTCCGCCCTTAGCCTTCTGTGTTTGAACCTGAGTCAGTTGCAGATTCATTACGGTGAAGAATAAATCTCCCAGCGCACCGGATACAACATAAGCGTTCACATCTTCGTTGATTCGGCCTAGAAAGTTAATTGGCTTGTTGGTATCCATCATAAAACTGTTCATCGCTTTACGCAGGATTCCCTTGTCGATTGACCCATCTATCCCGCCTATGTGATCCCCGCCTTGGCTCATAGCGATAGTGGCGGCTCCGGAGTCTTTCATAAACTGGATTATTGCTTCTACGATCAGATCAAAGTTGTGGATCGTCTTGCTTTTGATTACGCCATCTTGGATATACCTATGGCAGAAAGTTGTGTAGTCATCATCAAGTTGGAGCATATAGTCAAGCCCCATCTCTTTAGCGATCCTCTGAGAGATATTACGAGCGAAGGTAACTCCCCTAAGAGTCTGCATCGAATCCCCAATGTCCGTAATCTTTGAGGCTTCTTTCTTGCTGAACTGAATTACCTTATCTGCCCCGAAGTTATTTCGGTACTGGTCGGCGGTTTCATCTTCATCGTCGATAATGAAATAGATATCGCCTGTGTAATTAGACTTCTTGAGCGACTGAACTGTTTTCATATTGTCCGGTCTGCCGTGGGTCAAGATAAATACGGCGAACTTGTCATTCATCCTCTTGATCCCTAAGTTCCGTAATTGTTTCTACGAAGGTGGCGTAGCCATACTTCATCGCATCATCAAGGTCGATAATAACTAGGGCGGATTTCTCCATTAACTCTTGGATCTCCGGATCCATATAAGCGTAATACTCAGCGATCTTGGAGTAATTAAAAACTGTATGCCTATTAGCGGCTACGAGTAAGAAAGTTTCTACATCTTCCGGAAGTCCAGCGGCCTTAATCTCTTTAGATAGTTCCTGCACTTTCTCATCATCATAAAGATCAGAGATAACTGGCTTGTCCCCGACAATATCGTACTGAGGCAGATTAACTGTCTTGGTGTAGGGGTTTTCTTCGCCCTTCTGAATATCTTCGAACTCTTTGCTGGTGAAGCCTAGTTCGGTTGTATCCCATCCCTTTTCGTCTAACTCAGCAAGTTGAGCCGCCAAAATATCTTCGCCCCATTCACCCAGTTCGGATGAGCGGTTATCGGCGAGCGCATAAGCCTTAGCGGTATCTGAATCCCAATCGTCAGGGCAACGGCTAATGGCGATTTCTTTCCAGCCAATAGATCGAGCGGCTTCGAGCGTTCCGTTGCCAGCGATTACTACATTGTTATGAACGACTATCGGTTTGCGTTGCCCGAACTTACTTAGGCTCGCTTTAATAGCATCAAGATTGCGATTCGAGTGTTTCCGAGCGTTCTGCGGGTCTAGGCTCAGACTCTCGATTGCTACTGTTTCCAATTCCATTTATTGCCTCTAATCTAGCGTCGAGAAGTGAATCTAACTCACCCATTAGGAACGCCTTACGCTGATGGGTGAGCCTGTTGCCATATCGATCTTTAAGCATTACGGCAAGGTGAGCGATCGCTTCGTCAATATCTGCGAGCGTTATCACTTCCTTGTCGATGATCATAGGGATCATTTTACTGCTTTACGAGCCTCTCGTTTTTCTTTGTAGGCTCTTACATCATCAGCAAGATAGAAAACTGCCTTGCCCTCTTTCTTCACCCATTTAATTGTTTTACGGAATTGTAATTGGCGAAGGTTGTTAATCGTAATCTGTAAGTGATCTACGACCTGTTGCGAATTCCAGAGTTCTTCTACCACGATGGAACATCCTCAGCCTGTACGAATTGTGATGAGTTTGTAGTCACCTTACGAGGCTTGATATAAAAATCAGTTCCGGAGATTTCTAATGAGGTTTTAGTTTCACCATCTTTTGTCTTGTAAGTAGATTGGGAGAGGCGGCCTACTACGGCAATACGATCACCCTTTTTTAGATTCTCAATAACTGCATCTGACTTAGCGTTCCAAAATGCAACTCGGAACCATATTGTTTCGCCATCTTCATACTGCCCATTGACTTTTTTGCGAGGCGTGTGCGCTAGTGAAAACGATGCCAACACTTCATCCTTGAGCATCTTTACTTCGGGATCTGAGCCTAAGTTGCCTTCGATAATGATCTGATTCATTTATATGCCTTTCGTGATTGGATTGCTTACATTACACCGATTCGGTGCTTCCGTCATTTTTCAGGATCACCCATTTGCCATCGGGTTGCAAGAACGGCTCGGTTTCGGGATCTGCCCAACTGCTCACCATCCACCCCTTATCGGTAGCCATTGAGGGATTCTTATGGATCGAATCAGTACCGAGGTTGTGGCAACTATGGTGAACTCGGATCAAGTTGGCCACCGAATCCTTACCGCCTCTAGATTTTAACTTTCTGTGATGCAACGCCATAGATTCGAGAGCGGGTAGTCCGCAGGTTTCGCAGTAATACCCGGCTCTCGCTTCTACGATCTCAACGATCTTTTGATCCAATTAGTACCAGCCAAATCTCATTTCGTGTCTCCACGCGGCGCAAGGTGAGCCGTATCTGCGAGAAATATAGTGCAGACCATAGTCGATTTGTTTCATTGGGCTAGTTGGCTTGTATTCGAAGTTGTAATTCCCCCAAGTAGTCGGCAGGAATTGAGCGATGCCAAACGCACCCGAAGATTTATTCAGGGCTTTAGCGTTCCAATGGCTTTCTTGAGTCCATAATTTGTCGAGGCAAGCGAACTGAGCCTTGCTTGGCACTTTCATATGCGCGTAAAGTTTTGGGTGCATTACGAACGAAAGGCTTTGGCGCGGAGCATTTGCCGCTTCGGCACTTACTGTATGAAAAGATCCCACCAAAAAGGCTACTGAAAGGATCTTCCCCCAGCCCTTTATCGGGCGACCTTACTCCGTTCGGAGCAGTAGGAGCAGACTGTTGCCACCCATAATTGAACACCGCAAGCGCGGCACCGGTTTATCTGTGAATCATCCATTTTCGTACATCCTTTCGGGAGATAGCGGACTGATCTAGTTTAGCCTTTTATTTGCTTCCGCCCCACCCATCACCCTTGAAAGAAACGCCGAAGGATGAAAAGATACGCTCCATCTTTCCGCAACATTCGGGCAATTCGGGCGTAGCGTGGATTGACGAGGTTACCTCATAGATCCGGAAGCATCCTTCGCACTTGTATTCATAAACTGGCATTAAAGTTTTACCGCCGCATTGATCTTGCTGATCCAAGTAGTTTCGATAGCGCAACAGATTGGATGTTGCATTGTTTCTACTTTAGCGGTGATCTCATATAGCGCATCGCAACGAGAGCAGACATAACTAAAAAGATTCCAATTCATCGGCCTGTTACCGCCCATACGAAAGATTCGTAATCTTCTCTGCCCTGATCATATTCATCTTGCGGATTCTCAGGTACAAGAGCGGCAATCGCTTCCGTATGGCAACACGGCGTAACGAAGTAATTATCTTCGATGCTAAATAACATTTCCGGGATTGTCCATAAATCATTGTTTGGACACCATCCGCATTTGAACTCATCTTTTTCGTCATAATCATACTGAGCGCAATAAACCGCAACTAGCACCGGAGTTGATTTAGTTAATTTACCGCGTTGATTAGCGCAAGTTTCTACTTTTAGCATATCTTCATAACGCATTAGAGTCCGCCTTCGCACTTGTAAATATCGCCCCAGCAGAATCCGGAGCCTGTCCACCATATGTGATTAACGAGAAGGTATGCACCAACAAGTCCAACGATTGCAAGCGTTCCGAAAACTACACGCCTACGAATTACATATTTACGATCCATTTTCTTAATCATCGAAATCAACTCCTTGTTTTAGTAGATCAACACTTATCTTTAGCGCACACCATTCACATTCGTAAATAGCGGCATCCTCTCCTACGAGGTTTATGATTAAACGATTTACGAATCCGCCTTTAGATCCGCACCATATACACATCATAAGTCCACATCCTCATCCCAATCCGGATCTTGCTCTAGCCATAAACAGATTGAAAAAATTATTAGAATGCTTATGAATCCGAGAATCAGTATCCCCCACATTAGAGAACCCACCCATAATTAGTTGTGATCATATAAGTATCATCGGCATTGTCGTAATAAACGCGGTAAGTAAAATCGAACGCTTCGAGAAATGCCTTAGCGAACATTACTGAGGAATAATCTTGCAACCAGTAAGCGCGAGCGAACTCGTAATCAACTTCGGGTTGAAACGCTTCGGAGTATGCAATATCTTCGAATCGACCCTCTTGGAGTTGCCAATCGGTTGCGTACTCTTTCCAGCCCATAGCATTGACTGTAAGGTTTTCGAAGTCTGTCGCTGTAATTTTCATTATGCATTAACCACCCATCCGGCAGAATAGACACGACCACAATCGAGGCACTTGCCAGCGCGCACATCATAAGTTGAGGCGCAAAGGCATCCGAGTGGTCGAACTGTTGGCTCGCCAGCGTGGAAGTCGTAGTGAAGGAGTAACTCGTACTGTTGCTTAAACTTTTTACCGCAGTTATAACATTCGTACTTCATTATGCACCTGCCTTTTCGGTTTCGAAACCGGCGACTGCCATAAACTTCTCAACATCAAATTTGCCATTGCTAGTGCAAATAAAATCAAATCGAAGTTGATTTGTAATCAGTTCACATCCACGAAGAATGCCTTGAAAAAATGCTTGCTCTTCTGCAGTATTTTGTTCTGCGATATGACCTTCTGCAGCGCGGTTAATAATTCCGATTGCATTTGCGATCATCTTGTAATCATTTTGTGTAAGTGCCATTTTAGAGCCTTTCGGTTTGGGGGCTTGTTGCCCTGTTAAGAGAAATCTAAAGTGTTGCTCGATAGATTACAAGCGAAACGCCCGACTTTTTTAATCTTTGACCAGTCATCGCCCTTGGGCTAGATCATCCAGCGAAATGCCTAATTCGACCGCTTGCTCCTTGAGGTAGTCCGCCATTGCATCCAGCACCTCACCATCGGTCATTGTGTCCGGACTGTTATAGAGAATCGCCGTCAGATCCCGAATGATCGTCGTTTCCATTACTGAGCCACCTTTCTAAAGGGCGCGCTCCAAGTGTCGAATATCCGGCTCCTGACCGCTAAATTGACCACTCCGCTTGGGTAGATCGTCACTAGATACTGCTGACCATCCGGTCCTTCGAAGATCCTTGTTTCCATTTATGCACCCACCTTTTCTGCGTTGATCTTGTAGGAGATTCTTTCAATGAGGTTTGAGCCGTATCCGTGATCGAAGGAGAAGTCGAAGTCGGTCGCAAGATCGCGGTAATACTCGCCAAGGTCAAAAACTTGACCGAGCGTGTGTGTGTTCATATTCAGGATCGACTGAGCGATGTTGGAAAGTTCAGCCTTAAACTCAGGGGAGAGTTCGCGGCGAGTGAAAACATAATCAGCACCGAAGTGAACTTCGATAGGCAATTCAGCACCATCAAGGATCACGAACGAGTTGTGGTAATTCTTGCAGTCGGTCATTCCATCGAATGATGCACCTTGGAAACGATCTGTGATTACATCAACTTCGCTTGAGGTCGGTCCATCTACCCAGTAAATGTTGATCGAAGATCCACCGGAATACTTATTACCACGAACAGAAAACTTTGTGTTTGGAAAATAGTGCTTGAGTTCCTTGCGAATCATCTTCGCAGTATCGTTTGTTGAGATGTAAGTTGTTTCCATTTTTATGCACCTACCTTTTTAGAAATCTTTACTTGTGAAAACTTAACGCCGTTTTCCTTTGCGTAGTTACGCTTTGCTTCGTTAATTGCAACCTTGCGTTGCTTTGCAGAAATTTGCTTAACGATAAAGTTCATTGCGTTGATCATAGATTGCGCTACTTCTGAATCGTCTGTCTCTAAAGATCCAATCCAATCGATCGCCATCTCTAAATCATCAATGGATGCGCTTTGTGCATTTAATTCCCAGTTTGCAACTAACTCACATTTTGCCATTGTCTTGCCTTTCTCTTGGGGGCTATCTGCCCTGATAAGAGAAATCTAAAGTGACTCCCGATAGATTACAAGCCCTAAACCGCGTTTCTTGAATCTTTGACTAGTCATTTTGAGAAGAGTTTTATGTCCGCCCCAGCCGTGTCTGAATAGACTTTTTCCGCCTTAATGTCTATTACCTGAGAATCGTCCTGATAGGCGATCCCAGTTAGGGCATCCAATACCCCACGAATGTATTTGTCGAGATCCGGAGCCACAGTCGGGTAATCCCGCTTAACTGTCTTGGGTCGGCGAACCCGAAATACGATCTCAATGCCGATTGCCCCATCTACCGGCTTTGCCCCAGCGAACCGAGCGGAAAGTGCGACGGTTGATCGCCATACGGCAAGGGCGGAGCCTTGCGAATGAAGGATATGCCCATTGATCACCTTCATTGACCCCTGCGGTACTGGGGTGCCATCGCAACTGAAAGAGATCACCCGATAAGGGTAACGGAATCAGTAACGACCTTATGTGCCTGTCCGTTTGCGTTCTCTAAGTAAAAATCATATGCGCCGTTGTAATCAGATTCTAAGGATTTTACTGTGTAAATCGAGTCGCCGAACTTCACTTGATCGCCCAGTTGAATAAAACTTGGGCTTACTTGAGCAGTTGTCATAATCACCCCCTCTCGGTTGCGTAATGCTTACGATAATGCTAACACATTACTTACGGATTACGACGGATTTGGCCTAAAAGAGCCTTAACGGAATCGGGCATTGGAGAGCCTTCTGAGACATCATCGGGGGAGAATCTAGGTGGAACTACTGTGGGAGTGGTATTAACCTCTCTGAACCCTGTCTGAGCCCTTTTTTGGGGTAAAGGAGAATCCAGCCACCTATCGCCATTTAGCCAAGTCGAAGGATGGGCAGTAAAGGCAGGATCTCGGTTCGGATCATTCGCGTATCTCTCAGCCCCTTCGATGATGACTTCTGCCGTTCCTCTCTTGAGAGCCTTAATCCAAGAACGCATCGCAGTAGCCTTGCCGACCTTTATCGGGTAAGTGTCCCAAAATATCTCGAACGCTTGAAAGTTTTCTTTATCTTTATCTTTATCTTTATCTTTATCTTTATGGTTGAACGGTCGTTGAACATCCGTTGAACGCTCGTTAGATTCATCCTCAGATTCCGTTGAACGCTCGTTGGATTTACGCTTAAGAGCAGACTTCTGACCAGCATTTGATGACTGCTCGGACTTCTCCCGAACCTTTGCTAAATCATTTTCGACTCTTGCGTGTGTCCATACATCCCCATCGATCCAAAAAAACTCGGCAAGGATCTCGCGATTGTCTTCCCATTCATCCGGACTCATTCGGGCTACGAACGCCAAGCGATCACCGGTATTGTCTAACGGCTTGCCTCTCTGCCAGTAGTTCATAAGGAGCAGTAAGTACGCCCCATTCTGAGCCGCATTTAGGTGGGCGGTATCAGCAAGGTAATCGCTGACATAAAGTTGCATATAAGGTAGCGAACTCATTCTTTCCCAATCGCTAGAAGAATCATCTCTTTTGTAATTCCGTACCGACCAAAATCTCTGAACACTTTGTCTTTTACTGATGACCTTTTAGGGCTAGTAATGGCTTGCCTTTCTTCACTAGTCATTCCACCCCACACGCCATAGTTCTCGTGATGAGTTGCGTATCCAAGGCATTGTCGCCATATCGGGCAAGGCGCGCAGGTAAATCGAAATACATCAACATCGATCAACTTAGATACGCCCCGATCCTCAATCTTGTAAAAGAAATCAGTTGGAAGATTCTTACACGCGGCTCGCTCCCAATCAACTTCCGTGTAATCAGGGTTCTCGTAGTTATCGGTGAGAGCATCTAATTGGTCGCGGTCATAAGTGCCATCGGGGAACTGAAAAATGTCGTACTTTTGAGCCCACCGATAAATCGTCCTTTGGGTAACTCCGTAGCGCGTAGTAGCGGCGGCTACCGTGATTTTGATGGACACCCATTAACCCCTGTTTCATCATAGAAATCGCAATAAGAACGGCAGAAAAAAACATCCTTCTCCGGCTCAGGGATTTCGCCATTAGCCGCCATCTCTTGAAGGTTGGCGATCCAATCTAAACCTTGCTTAGCCATTTCAGGATCGTATGGCTCTGTGTGTTCTCTAATATCTTCTGCCCCACCATCGCGCGCTATGGCTACGAGCGAAACATTTTCTACCGGATACCCATTCTCGCTTACGAGGTAGCCGTACAACTGAACCTGCAACCGCTGTTGGAGAGAAGGGAAGTAACGAAGGCTTTTGACCTTAGTAGTTTTCCAATCCACGATCTGCGCCTTGTCCTTGATATAGAGATCCACGTGACCCCTAAGCCCTTCGACCTTAAACTCCTGCTCGATCATAAAGTTATCGCCGAACGGATCTTCTCTCTTAATCGCATCGGCAATTCCGGCGTGAATAAATGTCCCCATAATCGCGGCAAGTTTCTCAGTTTGATTAACCTTCGGGGCTTGGGTGATATTCATAAACACTCGTCGCTTGCAATCACCTACGGCTGATGGTCCAATATCAACCTGCAAGGATCTATCGCGCTGAGCATCGTGTCCCGACAATGCCCCGACCAGCATCTTTTTGATTTCCATTATGAAACATCCATTCCAGTACGAACCGAAGTTCCGATCGAGCGAGCAATATCTACCTGCACTCGAAGGCGAGCCACATTCGCACGATTAGCCTT